TGTTTATTAGTAGGGTCTTTAATATCAAAGGTATAATTTTCAAACATTCTATCCTTACTTATATATTAATAAAATCTATATCTTATATATATCAATTTTTAAATAAAAAACAAATTATTTTTTAATTTTATTAATCATAGATTTTAGATTATTAAGAGTGTGTACTCTTACTTGTCTCCTTTTTTCTAGTAATTTATGTCCATCACTTGCCTTTATTTTTGTGTCTTTTTTTTTTATAATTTTATTAATATGGTTTTGTAATTTCTTGATACTCTTATTATATTCATTTGCTTTTTTAAAGTCTCTCTTAAAATCGCTTTGATATTTACTCAAATATTCTATTTTACCCTTTTTAATACATTTTTGTTGTTTAGTAATATTTTGCAATAGATTCTTTTCCAATGAACATTGTTGCTTTATCAATTTATTTAATATTTTAATATTATCTACAAGGGTTTTACCACCCCCGTCCTGTATATTTTTCATTATATTTGATATTTTATTATTTAAATCTTTTTGTGCACTCAATCTAATACTATTCATATCTGTTTGTATCTCTATTTTTTCTATTTGATTATTTAATATTGAATATCCACCTTTTTGACATGAGCTATTATGATTATTTATTAATTCTTGTTGATTGGCCTTTATATTATCATAGAAATCCTTAATATAATTTGCAGAATACATATTATAATCTATTATAAAAAAAGAATTTAATTAATAATTTTTAAGTTTTCGTTACTATTCCATATATTACTAATATTATTATTAATATCATTGGTAATGTTGATAATAATGTAACTATCCAACTCCATAAATGGCATTCGCCAGTTGTTAAGCATGTTATATTATATGCTGTTATTAATATCAATAATAAATATAACAGGTAACCAAACATATATAAACCAACGCCTTCCAAATAAATATTAAGTATCAAAGCCGTAATTGTAGCTATTACACTTATTACTATATAAACCCAACCTTGTGTTGAAAAATAGCTCATTCTAATATAATAAGATAATATTATTTAGGAAATTAGACTATTCATAATCGCAAAACACATTGATGTTCTAGGATGCATTTCATTAATAGGTGTTGATGCAAAGAATTGAATCAATGTCTTAATATTTTTAACATCATTGCATTGACACAAATAATAATATACATTTGATTGTGTAATCATTTTATTTTTATAAGTTGAGGTTTGAAGATTTCTAAGTTGAGCCAAATGGTATTGAATAATTGGAGGAAATTGTTTATCCAAATCCTTATTCATTTTATATCTACCATATCTCGGGTAATATGTTGTTGTTGATACATAATAATTATACAAACTATCTTTAATAGTTGAAATTAGTGTATGGATAATATATGTAGCATCAATCAGTCTTCCATTGTTATCAATTGGTAGAACAATATTTGGAACATAATTACTGATATAATCCTTAACAGTATAATCATGCTTATTTTTCATATATACACTAAGAATATTCATCCATGTATTAGGATGACACGGGTCAGTTTCTTCTCTATAATTAATAACATCAGTAGAAACTTTATAAAGTTTTACTACATTTTCAATTTTCTTTTTGATGATAAGCCCATAACTATATTGATTCTCATTGATATAGTTCATTGCTTCTGTAATATTCCCAAATTCCCTTGGATAGTTAATACCAATATTCGCTAATTCTTTCACTTTTTTTGTATGAATATCCTCTTCAATCAATGTTCCTCTATTCTTCGTATTAACATGAATTAATTCTTTGTAATTTTCACCCAATACATTTGTATAATCAATAATGTGAACATTTTCATGATGAATAATAATAAACTCATAAGCCATTTCCTGATTCAATGAAGCTACAAACTTATTTCTTAAAATCATTGAAATCTCATTTGGTTGAAGTTTCATATCCTCGTTCGTTAGTTGATTTCCATAATATTTATATAAAATCTCGTCAAACATATTACCATGTGTTTTATTTGGATGAGAGAACTTAGAACTATTTGCATCAGGACAACTTGATGTTCCAAAGTACCATTCTCCATTATGACAATATACAGTAATCATTGTACCGTCATATGCTTCATAGCACTTATCATGATCACTATAAATATTTGTCATATATGTATTCGCATCAACGCGTGTTGGAATCGAATTCGCATATGTAACAACGACGTTATCATTAAAAGATAGTGTGAAATCTAGCACGATACTTCTACATTGTTCATATAGTTCTTTATATTCATAGATTTCACCCATCTTGTAATTATTATGTAGCAACACAATATCAGAACGATTCTTGAACTTCTTCACTTTGATATTGGGCCATAAATGATATTTTTTCAATACCATAATCAAACAATTTGCATATGTCTTATTATCGTCGTTAATACTATTATAAATATCATAAGTCTCTGAGATAATTTCATTGACGTTTTTTGGGAAACTGATTGTTAGTTGTGTTGAATTCATAATTGTTATTATTATAAGTTATAAGTCTTATATCAATTTTTATTTTTCTACTTTATTTTTACAATATTTATCATACCATTGTTGTCCTACTATTTTTGATGCATCATCGCACGACATTTGATTTTGTATAATACCTTCGCGCATTTTCAAGAAATATTCTAAACTCTGATATTCAAAACCTTCTTCTTTTGTCACCATTTGGTATAACATAGGGTATCTCTGTTCGAAGAATTCAACTTTTGCGATATTATCTTTCAAACTGGCAATAATATCTTTAAATTCCATTTTATTTCTTTGTTCTTCTATGTAAAGCATAATATCTTGCACCATCGTTCTAATTTCATTAGTTTCCATGCCATCTTTTACAAAGGCGTGGTCGTCTTGCGTCTTCTGCTTTTTATCTTTTCTACCCATTTATATATTGTTAATATAATATTCTTCTTTATATACTTAGATAAAAAGAGTACATAATTAATAAAAAAGGTATAAATTATAAAAAGTTTATAAAAATCATAGAAAAATAAGATTATGTACTCATTTTATAATTAGGTTACATTTTCAATATATATATATATAATATAAATAGAGATATCATAATGAAAAAAGAATTAGAATATACTGAACTTGATTATTCACCCGATGTTAATGTACCACCTCCTCCTAAAAATGCAGGATTATATACGGGAGATGTGCTATTTGATAAAAAACCATGGGGAAATACTTATGTAATCCCCTATGTTGAACCAGATGCTGTTTCATATAGTGCGCTTTTTTATGCTAACCATCATATACCATCATACAATAGACCTGGTAATAATACAGTAAAAACTGACTTATATAAAAAATATAACAAAACAGATGATAACTATAATTTCAGCTGTCACATCAATAAAACCTTTGGTTGAGGTTTCCTAATATTATCCTTATTTTTTCTAAGAAAATCACAAATGTACTTATATGTTTCGTTAACCTGTTCAAAAGTTATCCCTCCAGTAATTAGAATACTACCACTTTCAAACAATGCCCCCGTTACTTTTTTACAATCACCTATTTTACAACCACTACCTTTGCCATAACAATTCGTCGGACAATTACAAATACCATTCTTACACTCGCTAATTTTATTCCAGAAATATTCTAGTTTTACACCTTGATAGATACCTGGTTGAAAAGAGCATTTGTTATTATAGTTCTCTCCAATAAATAATCTATGAATTTCTTTGCGTTTTAATTCAAACCCATTTGTCATCTCTGGATTTGTATATACCTTGAAATCTGTATTAATCATCCTGATTTTAAAGTTCTGATAACTCAACATATTAATATCATTGTCTTCGGATAAAATTTTATGTGTTACATTTTTATAAATATTTCTAATATTTTCAATAATATAATTTACGATAATTTCAGTATCCGTTACCTTCTTAATACCTGTTAATTGTATGTTTCCATTTTTAAAGATTTTTACATTTGGAATATATTTATCATTAAACATATAAATAATAGTAACTTGATTATCGAATCTATTTTTTTTTACCTTATCTTTCTTGCTTTTTCTGCGTTTCTTTGGATATGTCCCCCTTGAAACATCTTCTCCTTCTTTCATAAATTGAATCCATACTATACCCTCTTTATTATCAAAAGATTCTTGTTTAATATCAATATTATCAAATAATACATTTAAATTAAGATTAATATTTACACCAATATTGGCATTGCAAGTGATTGTTGAAATTCTATAAGGAGAAAAGTAAATTTCTGTCATTATACGTAATATATAAAGGATATACGCCTTATATCATTTTTTATTTTACGGCTTTTAATTTATTTTCAATTATATTTTTTAATATTGAAGGTTCCTTACCCTGTTTATTGATATTATCTGTTATATTTTTGATATAAGATGTATTAACTATTTCGTAGTTATGTGTAGTTGTTATCATTGGTGGTAAATTTAATATGTGTGTTTTATCATTAGTTAAATGACTGCTTCTAAACTCTTCGATTGTTAATGGACCATTAAATATTTTTAGTAAAAACCGCGAAGGCGATGGTCGTATTGGTCTGGTGCATCCATAATGTTTACTTAACATCTGTATCAAGCTATTGATTTCCCAAACCTTATCACTGCCGCAATGAGAAGAGAAATTATAAGCATTTGCGCATTCGAGAGAACAAAAACTACCAAACAAAACATAAGAATCTGTTTTAACATTATATTTATAAGGCATTCCATACGCTCTGTTTTCTATCGGATGACAACACCAATAACAGTTATTGTTACTGTTAAGTATATCTTTTGAATAGCCATAATCTAACATAAATTCACTATTTGTATCAATGTTTTCTAGATTATTGTCCTGTATATTATTATAATGATTTGAATCATTTAAATAAAAACAATCAGGTTCGTAAGGTTTTGGTTGTTCGCGTATATTATCATTATCTACTTTGTCATTTATATCCTCTGTTATTGGTAATTGTAATATAATATCTTCATTTTCAACAAGTGTTACGTCTTTAACCATAGTATTCATTAAGTTCTTTTTCTTTTTCATTTCTATTGCTTTTTCATCTTGATTTTTTGACTTTCTTGGCATTTTATGTTTATTATTAATGTATATAAGGCTATATTATTTATATGTATTTTAATCAAAAAACTTTTTATAATTTGACATACTGCCAACAATATCTTTATTCATTTTTTCTATTGGCGTTATAGTTTCTACTTTTAAATTAGTAGTAGCGGAGGGTTTTATACATTTATTCTTAATCTCCTTTATTTCCTTACTCAAAGATGCTATGACATCAATTAGATATTTTATTATAAAACCCGCCAATAATATAATTACTAATACAATTAAATCCATTCTTACTACTTTCAATGAATAAAAAAATTAATTAAATCTCAATTGCGCGCTACCATTTATTATAGAAAGAATATTCATTTCTTTTACAAAGAACTTAGCTTCATATGATACATTGTATTTATAAGTTTCCCCTAATATAGCTTTTGTCGCATTTTGCATGGAATTAAATATCATATCGTTATTATAATCATTTGTTGTTACCGCAATAGATGTTTTAATTTGCGAATTATTATATGACCCAGAAGCATTGATTTTCTCGGGAAATAATGCAAACGAATAACAGTATATTCCTGTTCTAGGTATATTAGTATGATAATAATATGGTTGAATATTATTATAATATTCTGCATTATAATCTGTACGACTTGTATCATTGGCCCATTTAATAACAGCTTTATTCATAATATTCATATTTTCGGTATATATAGGTGATGCAGTGTAATTAATATAATTATTATATTTATTTAACATATCATTTCTTCTAATAAACCATATAATTTCTTTTACATGATTATTAGCATTAGTAATATCACACGTTACAGTAGATTGCGCCGAAGTGTCAATATTTAATTCAGTCAATTTAACAGTATCTATAATATAATCCATACTATTTGTTTCAAGAAGCATTTTACTCCTTTCTGTACTGTCTAAAAATACGTATGTCAAATGTAATTTATTTTGAACATCGTGGTTCTTATTTTTTATAAATGTTCTAATTGATATTTTAGAATTATGTAGAGAATTATAAAAACTACTTGATACAAACATATTTAATTTATTTGTCCATACTTTATATAAACCTTCAATTGCTCGCTTATTAGTATATACGTCTAATGTAACTTCATTATTTGCTAATTTTAATAAAGGTAATGCTAATGATGGATTCCTCGTAAACCAAAAATTTAATGGTACCTGTATTTCCCTCCCTTTAATACTCGGACTACTACTCGCAAATGTAGAAACAGGATAATTAATATTATATAACTTATTATTAATAATTGTATATTTTGCCTGAAAATTATATGGTGCTGTATATTCTGCTATATTACCAATCAACTTATTATATTCAATACCATCTTTATTAGTTAATTCATTCCAAATATTCATCCAATCGCTATATAATGTTTCAATCGTATTTCCATCTATCAATAATTCAGCGCGATCTATATAATTAAAACCTATATTTTCAATCCATCTAAATCTTAATTCATTGTTAGAATATATATTAGGTATTTTAAATGATAAATACATATTTGTTAATAAATCTGCTCGCCGCTCAATTTTATAAGTCATCTTTACATTTTGATAAAATCCACCACTCGCATTATTTATCGGAGGAGTCTCATAACTATCTAATGAAAAGTTAGTGTGTTTTTTATAAACGTACTTGTAATAATTAATACATGGATTGGTTGTTATATATTCATCCATTTGTCCCGTTAAAACCAGCTGCATTAATCCGCCACCCATTTTATTGTTATATTAATACCTTAATAATATCTTATATATTATTAATAAATTTTTCCAAATTAACATATGTTCTGGCTCCCTCATATGATTTAACCATTTTATCTTTGTTATCAGATTTATCTATAAGTAATATTGTTGGAAATCCTTTTATATCAAACTTTTTAATTCTATCCATCTTATCTTTCATGTTATATTTCTCAAAATTACACTTATACGAATTAGCGCTCTCTAATTTTTCCCAAATACCACTTTTACTGAATTCATCACAATGACCACAACCGTCCATGAAATAATATTCTAAACTATATTTTTTATTATTGTTATAAAAAGTTTCGCATATATTCTTACTGTTTAACATTAAAACAAATAATATTAATACAAATGTCGCTAAAATAATGTATTCAATTTTAAATGTTTTTTTTACCATTTAATATATACTTCTAAAATACTAACAGATTATTATTTTTACAACATGGTGTATTAACTAAATGACTAAAAAAATCATTACCATTATTGTCAATAAACTTTTTATAATTAGTTTGTTCTATCATTAATATTCTGCAATCTAATTTATCATAGTTTGAATATTTATCGTCATTTATCATATATACACTATTATTATTATGTTCCAATAAATATTTATAAATAACTCCATTTTTTTTTAAACCATAAACTATAAGAGTTCTATATACTGATTGATTCTTATAAACCTCTTCCAATTTGTTTACAAAATCACTAAATGATTCAATGCTATTTATGGCAAGCGTCATTTTATATATTATATTAACAATGCCTTATGTATTTAATTATATAAGATTATTTATATAGTATTATACATTGCAATGAATGATAGTATTATAAAAATAGATATAGCCTATTTTCAAAAGAGATATGAACAAATCGATGAAATACCGGAAAATATTAAGGGCAAAGCTATTGATTTAAGTGAAAATTACAACTGCTTTAAATCCTATTATGACCCTAAAATGATATGGGCGAAAAAAGTTTATAATAAAAAAGAAAAAACAATAGCTCAAAAAAATAGATTTCATATTATAATTCCTGATTTTACAGATAATTCATTATTGAAACGTAAAATACTCGGTTTACTTAATAAAATAACAACCAAAAATAAATTATCATTATATGATAACATTAACGAAATAATTAAAACGCACGATAATCACGTTGTCATAGAAATAATATGGGAATATATTAAACTTAATGAAAATGATTTATATAGTAAGATATTGAGTTTCTTTGATAAAGATTTTTCGGATAATTTTATAGATTCTAAATGGAAAAAATATATAGAATTGTGCGAATGGGACCCTCCTAAATCATTTTATGATAATGATATACTATTACTAAATGACCAATATGATTTATACTGCGACTATGTTAAATGGAAGAAAAATATTAATAATATTAATAATATATGGTTGAAATTTAAATTAGAAGAAATGGAAACCTTGCTGTATTTGTTATTAGATTATACAATAGTAATTATGAAAGAAAATAAGGTCTATAAGCATATTATAGATATATATTTGGACCAAATATTTAAAATATTAAGTGTAACAAAAACACCGGATATTATTAATAAAATCAGAGAAATAGACAATTCAATTTTTAATAGTTCTACAAAGTTTATAATATATAATATTTTGGATTTGGAAAATAAATAATTTCTATATTATAGTATAGAGTAAGAAACATAATAAATAATATGAGGGAAGAAA